GGTGCCGCGGTACACCGTCAGCGTGCAGTTGGCCAGCACCATCATCGGCGACGCACGCCCTTGCGCGTCGGCAACGACCGGAACCCGGTCACCTTCCCCTTACGGGCGATGACCTTCCTGGCCTCCTTCTTGGCGTACTTGCGTAGCTTCGGGTTGGCGAAGAACAAGCGCCACTGTGCCTTGCTCTTGAACCCTCCCGACATCTTGCGCTTGCGGGCCATGTCGTCACCTCACATNGGAGACCAGTCGGTGCCGTCTTGGTCGTCGCTGGCTTCCGAGGCGAATTCATCCGCCATGCCGTAGCCAAGCGGGGTTTCGACTCTCGGCCGGCGAACCGTCCGGGTTCCCTTCCAAGACAGGTTGCGCAACGCCCGGTCAGCCAGCGGGGCAAGGTACGTGTCGGTTCGACTCTCCCGGTTGATCGACTGCCCATCGGCTGACACGCTCGTACCGGACTGCCGGAATGCGAATCCGAACTGTTGCGAGTACCAGGCTGCCTGCCAGCACACAGCTTTGCGAAGCCACACCAGGTCGCGGGATGTGATGCCGGGGGTCGCCGCATACGTTCGGTTGGCCACGATTTCAATCGTGTCCTGCGCTGCGGCCACGTCAGAGGCATCGACCGTCACACCGGTACGGTCGGCGACTTCAGCAGCTGTCACCCACGACTCGACCATGATTCACCCCCGATGGGTCGGGGCCGGCCCGAAGACCGGCCCCGGTTGGATCAGGACGAGTATCCGGAAGCCTCAAGTACAGCGAACGCCTGAGGGAAGCCGATGGCGAAACCGCGCCGAGCACGGATCTTCATCATCGACTCGTCCGAGGTGAACGCGCCGTCTGGCCCGGACACCTTCGACTCGGGACCCGAGCGGACGCCGAGAATGGCGTAGTCGAAGTTGCCGAAGAACAGCAGCGGGTTGCCGGTNGGNCGNCTGGTCGCGGTCGGCGAGGTCTTGGCCCCGATCGACCACTTCAGCGGGTGTCCAAACAGGGTCGGACCAGTGCCGCCAGTCGGCCACTGTGCGAGTTCCTTGAACACCGGGTCGCCATGGCTGTCCTCGATGTTGCGGACCAACTTCTTGAACGCGGGCGACGCGACCACGTTCATGTTCATCTCGTCGTACCAGTCGCTGTCTTCTACCTGTCCGAAGACGTCGGACAGGTCGGAGTATTCGAGGTTGCCGCCGGTGTTCAGGTAGTTGTCGTCGGCGACGTACCCTGTGACCGCGTCCGAGGTTCGCAGCGCCCGGTACGCGCTGGTGAACGGCACCGTGGTCCCGTTGGCGGCGGCCGTGGTGCCGAGCGTGGCGTTGTCGATGTGCTTCGCGTAGGCAATCGCCCAAGACTTCTTCTTGGTGTCCATCACCTGAATACCAACGGCCTCGGTGTCGCCCATGTCCTCGTCGGCCAGCCTGAACAGCTTGCCGAACTTCTTGGCAGTCAGGGTGACGTCGTCCTCGGTGCTGGCATCCTCGCCGTAGTCCTGCGACTTCGGCACGGTCTCGATGTCGACCGAGCCGGTACGAGGAACGCTGCGAGCGTTCGTGGTCATCGGCTCCCGACGAAACAGCGTCTCGGCGACCGATGCGTTCTCGATGCGGTTGAGTACGACGCTGCCCTGCGTCTCGGGGATCCAGGCAGCAACGTTCATAGCGGTCATGGCGCGTACCTCCGGCCCGACAGGTGCGGGCGTGAACGGGGTTGATGGTGTTGGCGGTCCGCGCGTCTCGCTGCGATCTCCGCAAAGCCCCGTCCCGGGGTGTGTCTGCATAGTAACAAGATCAGCACCTCATGGGTAGCTGAGGTGCTGATCTTGTGCTTCGCCCGGTAACCCTACTGGGCTGGTTACACCTTACCGGCTCGGAGCGCACGAACCTGCAACGTGGTCGCGTCGACTGCCTCAGTTGATCCGGCTGGCTTCCTGGTGCCAGCTGACAGCCGGACTGTCGGACGGGTCTTGCGCACCGAAGGTTCGTCGTCCTGCCCAAACAGCTCCGGAAGGTCTTCCTTGATCGATTCGATCTGCACGTCCAGACCGACAGGCCCGTCGTCGTCGAATTCGATGTGATCGAGTTCGATCAGCTTGATCAGGCGACCCATCTTGTTCGGCTTAGCACCCGCTTCGGACAGCGCAGCACGGGCGAAAGCTGACGCTGCCCTGTCCTTCCACGTCGTGATCTCTTCCATGAGCGCCGGATCCGGATCATCCTTCTTGTCGGCATCACCCTTCGCCGCGTGCCGAAGCTTGGCAGCCTGGTCGTTGGCGCGCTTCAGTGAAGCGGCCATCTTTGCACGCGAGGCACGCTCGGCAGCGAGTTCGGCGCGAAGCGCCTCGATCGGGTCGGTACCACCTTCGTCAGTGTCGCTGTCCTCNTCGGTGTCGACCTCGTTGTCGAACTGGTCGTCATCGTCCTGCTGGTTGCTGGTCACTGTTCGCCCCTTCCTGGTTATTCAGATCTTGAATCGACTGCTGAGAGGCCCGCAGAGCAGCCGCGGCTGCATCCTTCTTGTCCTGGTCAGCCTGCCGTTTGCTGGCCCACTCCTGCGCTTCCTGCGTGGTGTATCCGGCCTCCACCAACAGAACTTCCCAGGGCACACCCGCCTTGTTCTTCTCGGCCAGAATCTGCCACCCCTCAAGATCGTCGATAACGAACGAGGGTGACCAGGAAATCACGACCTTCTCAACCGGCATACCGGACAGCTCCAACACCCTGGCCCAGAACTGGCGCCAGACCGGGGTGAAATACAACTTTCGGTTGTTCGCCTTCTCGATCAACGGCTCACTCGCCCGACGTCGGGCAACACCACTGGGTTGATCGGCACTCGGATCNAACTCCCACAACGGCGTGTCGGTCAGCTGAGCCATGATCTTCATGTACTTGTCGACCGGTGTCAGAAAGACTGTCGGGTCCGCGGCGTTGAACTCGCCGACATCCTTCAGGCCAGTGAACATCTGCATGGTGCCCGGTCCGGTGCGCTGGTTGCTGCCGACACCGCCCACCGGCTGATCGGTGTCGTCGTAGTCCTCGTCGTCATCGACGTCGGGCTGGTCGTGAGCTTCAGTCAATGTCGCGGAGGAGTCAACCAGGCCGTACCGCTCCGGCCATCCCTGTCGATCAGTTGTGGTGACTTGGGTGATCAGCATCTTGGTACTGGCGTTCTGCGCCCCGTACGCGGCCCGGTGCTCGGGTGAGCCGTGCGGCATGCCGTTGCGGAAGTGCGACCAGGGCATGCCGTAGTCGTGCTCGATCATCCACTCGTCGACACCCTGGTCAGGGTCCAAGAACTCAACCCACTTGACGACGGCCTTGTCGTCATCCCCGGTATCCGGCAGGGTCACGTATCGCTCGATCGATCCGTTGTAGTAGAGGTCTGCCCGTCGCCGTTCCTTGCCGTCGATCTCGGCTTCCCACGATTTGATCACGTAGACCGGTGTCGACGGATCATCGTCGGCGTAGATCGCTCGAACGATCGTCGGAGGGTTGAGCAGCACATCCCATCCGGTGATCTTGTCGGTGTCGTCGAGTCGGGGCCAACTGAACAGGTAGCTGTCCCCGTACGTGAAACACGTCTTGATCGTCTCTGGCTCGGTCACATCGAGGTGGCTTGACTCCCGAATCTCGGTGATCAGGTCGTTGGCAACCTGGTTGTTCTCGACCGTGATGCCGGTCAGCTTCACCTTGTTGGCGAGCACTCGTACCGGGGTGGAGGCCAGGCCGAACTTGTACTTCTCGCCTGTTCGGGCAATGACTCGGGCGATGACCGCTGAGCTGAACACCTCGGGGATGTCACCTGAGCAGTAGTCGGCAGCCTCCTGGTACGCGGGGTACGCGGCATCGAGTTCGGCGAGGCCCCTGATGAGATCTTCCTTGGACACGTCGGCCCTCCTATGCGTACGCGACTGAGTGCGTACTGACCTTGATCGGCTTTTCAGCGTCAGCCGGCGGGATGTAGAGGAACACGCCATTGCCCGTTCCGTCGATCATGTCATCATTCGCCGATCGGGGGAAACTGGTCATCTGCCGCTCCAACTTGGTCAACTTGCTGGCATGCAGTACGCGCCCCATTTGGTAGTGATGCAGCAGGTTGGATGCCCTGATCTTCTTGTCGACCGTGTTGCTCTTGATGATCATCTTAACGGGTAGGCCACGCAGAATCGAACGCCAGTGCTCTCCACCCTGGTTGCCTTCGACCAGCACGCACGTGATTTCCGGGTGCTTCTCGATCGTGGACAGCACATGAGTTCGAAGGGCTTCACCGACCAACTTGACTTCCCAAGCGTCGTACACCACACACCGGCCGGTACGGGACATAGCCCGAATAGCCCTGCGTTGTGCCAGCGTCTCAGCAGTGTCAAGTGCTTCCCGCACCTGTTCCTTGGTCATCTTCACGGGTGGCACCCATCCGACGATGGCCATGCCTGTGAAGTCGCTCGACTGCTTGTCGGTGGTTGCTGGGTCGATGCTCAGCACACACCGAGTGGCACCCGGCAGCGTTCCGTACTCGAAGTCGCTGGTCGACCAGTACGCACCCTCAGTGCCGGCGGGGTCGTTTTCGTAGTTCAGCTGATAGGACCGTGTGTGACGGATCGATTCGAGGTAGTCGAGTGGCCATTTTGCAGGCCACGTCGAACGCTCAGTGCCATCATCCCCCGGGATGATCGGCTTGTGGTGCGTGCACGACACCTTCTCGTCCTTGATCCAGTCTGGCGGTTCGTCACCTGCTGCCGTGCGCACCACGTCATGGATGATCGAACCGTTCATGGTCACTGTACCAACCATGATCACCCGGGCGCGCTCGTTCAGGGGAAGGATCGCTTGCAGGATCGTCTTCAGCCTCTGATCACGCTGGTACGCCGAATAGTCACTCTCGTGTGGCTCGACATCGTCCATGAGCAGCGTGTCTGGTCGCTGTGTGCCNACTTTTAGACCGAGNAGCTTCGAGTCGACTCCCATCGCGGAGAACACGAACCCGCTGGACGCGATGTAGAGCGACTGACTGTCGCTCTCGGTCGTGCCCGACTCTCGACGTGCCGCGGTGCACAACTTCTTGAAGTCGTTGCGCAGCAGGGCGTTGGTGTCGAGTTCCTTCTTGAACGTGGCCAAGTGCTTCTGTGCCTGGCCGGAAGCGTCGGCGAACGCGGCGATGAACCGCGACCAGCCGTGCGCGGCTGACCACATGGGGATGATCCCAAACCACCACGTTGACTTTCCGGTGTCACGCGGGGCAACCTCGGCGTGCCGGTTCTGCCTCGGTGCCGTCGTGCGGCGCATCCACGTTCGAGCACGACGGACCCAATGAAGGTGTGGGTCGGCGAAGCTGATGTTGCCNTCAGCGTCGGTGATGTGTTGGGGCATGTAGAGCAGCGCAAACAGCATCGGATCGCACCGGGTCAACTCGATGCGACCTTGAGGGATATCCAACAGGTCAGGGTCGAGCTTGGCAAGGTAACCGTCGAGATCGAACGTCTCGGCGGTTACCTGCTCGTCGTACGGGTCGGTGTAGTCGATCATTCTTGAGCAAACTGCGCGTGCAACCGGCATCGGGCAGCCTCAACCAGGCCAAGGGCCAGCGGCCAGGCCATCTCTCCGCCCGAGTAGATCGTCTCGATGCCGCTGGCAGAATCACCATCGCTGTCCGTGGTGACGATCGCGGCCAGCGTGACCCACCCGATGATCACTCCCGAGCCACCGACATGTTCGCGCACCGCGTCATCGATCGTGCTCTCGATGCTCACTTCTTACGCCCCCGCTTGATCGGGTGGATGCGGTTGGGCAACGACTTCAACTTGCCGGCAACCGCAGCGTGGCCGCGGCGCGGTGTCCAGAAGTCGTTGCCGCCGATGTACTTGTGGAGCTTCACCCGAGCAAGAAAGTGACGTCTCTGGGCACGTGACGCCCAGCCCTTGAACATCCTGGTCGGATGCGGATCCACCAAAGGGTTGTACTTGAACTTCGGCATGGACGTCCGGCCTCCCCTTGTCGAGCAGTGCGAGCAAGGCCTCCGGGCCAGGCTGACCCGCCGCCAGCAGGTACCGAAGATGCCGGTACCGGCTCTCGGGCGACCCGAACACGCTCGTGTGTCGATTCTGCGGCTCATGCCACAGATGCACAAGATCGTCGGTGCCTCGCCATGGTGGCCCGTACAGACGTCGCAACGCGATGCCCCATGACTCGTCTTCCTGGCCCCAGCCTGTGAACTCCGCATCGAGCGGGCAACAGTCCCACACATCGCGACGAACGACCGTGATGCCACCACCCTCGACACCGATGTACGGCTTGCGCTCGACCGGCTCCTTGGGAAGCCACCCACCATCGAGGACGTACCTCGTTGGTCTTGGCTTGAGCCTGCGCACCAGCGTATGGGGCATGGCCCACGGTCGGTTGTTGTAGTGCACGGCCCTGATGGCATCGGTCAGGCCAAACGTCCAGACGTCAGCGTCGTGCACCACGATCGTGACGGATCCCGGTACGGCGCTGATGGCGGACTGCACTGCCTTGGCCTTGCACCATGGCACATCGTCTGGCAGGACACCAAGAACGATCTGGCACTGCGGATAGTGGTCCTGCAGTTCTCCGATAAGCCATGTCAGGATCGGCTGCCTGTCGGCGGCCGGTCGCCATGGAATGACGATGGCAACGGGCGCTGTCACGGCTTGACCAGCGGTGCTGGATCACACACCAGGCCAGCCTCCACCGGGTCTTGGTAGTAGAAGTGCCGGTAGAAGTGATCAATNAGCGCCTGATCACCCTGGTCTTTCCTGACCTTGTCATACAGGTGCCAGTGCGCACCGACATCCTCCCCGAGGTCGGTCAGCCGGAGTGCGGCGGCACCCTGCACTGACTTGCGTACGAACTGTCCCGGACTCCGGTAGGGGAAGTGATCAACGCGAAGCTTGCTGCTGGTCATGTGCTTGGCTGCCTTGGTGTATCCCACCGAGTGGTTGCCCATCCGGATGGTTGCGTCTTGGCGTGCCCTGAACGCCACCTTGGGCAGTCCGAGCGGCTTGGCCGTGCGCCAAGGCATGGACGTGAACGGGCTGCCAGTCTTGATGTCGACACCGGTGCAATAGTGGTTGTATACCGCGGCCGGCAGCGTGTC